TTCACGAGATCAAGCAAGCCAGAAAGGGCGTTGTTGCAATCACCGCCCACGATGCGAGGCTTGGTCTGTTGCTCGAGGTACTTGGTCACCATCGGGAAGCGTTTGGTGAACTCAGGCCAGAACGCCGATGGCGCGCTATCACGGTGCGCTTGCCACCAGTCCTGGGCCTCGTTGCCTTCCGCGAAGAAGGCCGCGAGCCTGGCCTTGAGCGCGTCGAGATCATCGCTCGTCTTGAAGTGGGCCTTGAGGTAGTAGTTCGCTTCACCCATCGCACACCAACCTTTCCCAAGTGGTGCCAAGGAAACACGGCTGCACTCGCAGCCAAGAAGAAAGGCAAGGCCCAGCGAGGAAGCATCTTCGCCGCTCCACACGGCCATGCTGAGCATGGTGCTTCCCGTGTGGGGGCCTTGCCTAACGCTCGAGCCGGATTCGAACCCGGGGCATGCCATCCAACGACGAGTCAGGAGCACTCGCATGCCGGTCACAACCCACGAGCAGCAAACCTATGACGTCTCGTCCTGAAGCCTGGTGACGCTCACAATCTCCCAACCGTCGCTATCATCTGGGTTCTCGTAGAACCGCTCCCTCGCATGCTCCTCACTCCTGGCATGGTAGACGCACGAGTACGGTCCCACCTCGCCGTCACGGTAGATGATCCGGTATCGGTGCTGAGCGCTCATGGCTCACCTCGCAACTCTCGCGCTAGCGCCACGCTCCTCGCTCGCCTCACCTCTCGCCAGATCCCTAGCGCCTCAGCGCCATCAAGGCCCCAGGCACTCGCATCCGGCGCTACGAGCTCCGTGAACGTGGCGTTCATGCGATGCAACGCCGGCGTCGCCAGCACGTGCTCACACCAACGCCGGTAACTCTCGCGATAGCATGCCTCGATGGCATACCTCACCGGAGCCTTACTCTCGTGGGCTAACTCGCTCACCACGGCTCCTGCCCATACCAACTGCACTCGATCTAGACTCATCGCTCTAGCCTCGCGGGGTTAGCCTCGCAGCGAAGGGCTGGCCAAGCAGGCCCTAGTGAACCCATCGCCGCACAACCGGAAGCATGCAACGGGCTGTGCGATCGTGCAAGCTGGAAACTCGCTTCGACGATCGCGCACACCCGCCAATCGGCCTGCCAGGCGGCTTGTGGCGTGAGTGTGCACTCACACGTGCGTGCCAGAGCTAGCCTGGCCACGGGGCGGGGGAGGGGGAACGCGCGTGCGAGGACGTCTATAGGGGTCCCAGTCCAACAACGCGGCTGGGTCTTTGGGCCGCATTCCACGAGTGCAACGTTTCTCGGTAGGTGAGGCACTCGTCAGTGTGTGCTGACGTGGCGGGGATCCGACGCCCTGCTGGAGGCGACGAGTGCAGAGCGGTGCACGGGCCGGGTGTCGCAGGGGTCGGGCGGCTCGCTCGCTGCGCGCCTGAAGGCGCTCACTCGCCGCTGACACGTTCGTGGGACCACGAGTGCATCCACCCTGGCCAGACGCGAGCGGTAGCGAGCCGGAACTGTGGTCGTGTCACGACGGACGAGTGCGGTACGTACCGGAGGACCTCCGGTCCGATGGTCGAGAGGAGCTACCGCGACGACCGATGGTTCTCAGCGGGGGTGAATCGAGCGCAGCGAGAGAGGACCCGAAGGGGTCCTGTGTGGAAGACGTTGAGGTTTTTAGCCTACGGCAGTGAGGAAGGTTATCCTTCCGTGCCGGTGGCACTTCTAAGTTTGAGGCGGCGAGCCGTCAAGTGGTTTTTTGGAACGGGCTTCCTTGGCGGCTTTGACGGCTGCCTTCAATTTGCGAAGTTTGCGGTAGTACACTGCCCATGTCGAGCCTGAGACTTCCGGATCCCGGGAGATCACGTCGCGGTTGCGGGTATGAGTTCGCGTCGTTGTGTAGGCGTGGCACGTGTGCTGCCTGGCGTAGTGGAGTTCGCAAACCATGATCTTGCTGCGGCTGCGCACGACGCGCACCGGATCCTGGCAGTAGAGGCAGGCGGAGAGGATCTCGTTCCGCTTGAGCTTTACGGCTTCCGTATCCATGGCGCCATTTTACCTTCAGCGGGGTGAGGCGCTAGGGCCAGAACGCGATTCCCTCCGCCTTGTGGAAGGCGGCGAGTTCGACGATGTTCACGTCAGCATCGTCTGCAAACCACCAGAGGTACTCCAGAAACTCGTAGATGAGTCCATGGCACAGGCGCCAAGTCGGCTCTTTCGCCATCACGGCCTCCAACGATTCGGAATCTCCGAACGGTTCACTTGATCTCCACGAGCGGGGTGGTTTCCGCGATGCTCGCCACGGCATCGAAGCTCAACGCCACGCCGTGGGCGCACTGCGGCAGGCGGCCTCGAATCTCATTGCCGCAGGCGGCACGCTGAGCCTCGAGCAGGCCCCGGATGTAGGCTTTCACCAGGCCGTTCCAGGCGCCTAGCCGCTCCGGCGTCATGCCGGCCTCCTTGGCCACCGGAAGGAACACGTCCTCGTAGGTCATCGCTTCCTCAGCGGCCGGCGGCGGTGCCGGATGGGCACGTCCATGCCTAGCATCGTCCGCAGCCAGTGGCGGTCCTGGTCCAGATCCTCGATCGGCGCGTCACGGCGCCCCAACGTCGGGAGATGCTTCTGCCGCACGTGGTCCGACAGCGTCGGCTTCCGGGAGAGCATCACCCGAAGCGCCTCGATCTCGTCCAGAATCTCGGTCCGGTTGGTCGGCAAGGAGAAGCCTCCGGATGGTTTCCAGCCGCCGCGCCTGCTCCTCGGGGCTCATCTTGCTGTAGACTACGGGGATCTCGCGCGGCGGAGGCTGGCGTCTGTTGCGTTCTTGCGACTCGATGGCCTGTAGACACGCCTTCGCCAGGTCGCCAAGTGTGGGCGGCTTCATAAAGGACTTCTGGCGCTGGACTTGAGTGGCCATGAAGGCTAAGATATCCACACGTCGGCGAAAAAATCAATGCCACTTCCTTCCTTTATGATTGATTCTCGTAATGGAACAGGAGCCAGGAGCTTCCTACCTCGGGTTTGACCCGGAACGGGACCTCGCCAAGCCTGAGCGCCTGGGCCGCCCTCGGAATACGCCTGAGAAGGCGGCGGCTGCAAAGGAGCGCTCGCGGACCCAGGACCGTGAGTGGTGGAAGAAGCACCCCAGGAGCGGTGGGGCCACGTTCCTCGGGAACACGTTCGCCAAGCTCGCCATCGCCCGCGATGTCATGCGCGTGATGGGCGTCTTCGATCCTGACGACAGCCGCTTCCCAACGCCAGTGACGCGCGTCGTTGATGCCCTCCTTCTGGATCTGGATGTTGCCATCGAGGTGCTTCAGAAGGTAAAACGGTCCTTTGATGACCCAAGCCTCACCCACTTCGCCTCCGGCAAGCAGAAACGGGCCGCTCAGCAGCTCTACGCCGAACGCAGAGCTCGTCGAGCTCAGGAAGAGCTTGATCCCCTCGCCTTCCTCGGAGGCGGAGTGGATCCAGAACATTGCTCTCTGTGTGGCGCACCAAGATCTGATGCTCGAGGGCGGGATCCGGGCGACCTTCCCGCAACTGGACCATGCGAAGGCGACGTACTTCCTGAACCACCCGGACCTGAAGGTGAAGCTCGAGCAGTTGATGAAGGCGGGCCTGATCATCATCTGGCCGCAGATCATGAACCACTGCGCCCAGATGGCGCTCCGGGGTGACATCAACCACGTGAAGCTGGTGGGATCCTACCTCGGCATGCTGGACAAGGACCAGGCGGCACCGGTGGTCGATGCCGAGGATCTGGCGAAGCGCATCGGCAACGCGGTCTCGGGCGCGCTTGAGAAGACGAAGAGGAAGCCGATCACCATCGACGTGAAGGCCGAGGTGAAATGAGCCTCGGAGAAAACCACAGCCTTGATGAATTGCGGCGGTTCATCGGTTGCCACATGGCTCAGCTCGCTCCGGTCAACGATCGGTGCGAAGGGATGCTGGCTGCCTGGAAGGCCACACTCGACTACATCGATTACTTGCAGCGCGGCTACGACCGGCCGCCGGTGCCGATCGGATTCGACGACGTGAAGGCGGAGGTCAAATGAGTTACTTCACCGCACGCGACCACGATCTCGGGTGTCGATGTCCTGACTGTTCAATGACGCCGCTCTGCTTCGAATGCGACATGGAAGCGTCGATCCTGTGGAAGGGCAAGGCGTACTGCGATCAGCACAAGCCAAAGATTGAGCCACCAGAGCCAAAGGTGGACGACGCGGAGGGCAAATGACCAGCGCCGAGAAACGCCAGTCCTGGACGCTCATCTGTGATGATGGTCCGGCGAAGAACCGAGAATTCACGTTGAGCAAAGATCAGGTGCGCTACGGTTACTGGAAAGTCGCCATCCCGTCCTCGGTGGGCGCTGGCCCGCACATCGCAACCTACCGCATCGATTACACCGATGAGTGGACCGGGCTCGTTCGTGGCACGTGGTTGCCAGAAGGAAAGCCATGAGCCGCCAGGACTTCATCGACCACATCGCCTCGCACCAACCCGGCAAGGCCGTGGTGCTGAACGAGGCGTGCCCCCTGTGCGAGGGTATCATCACCCGCGCCTACTGGCCAAAAGACGAAGACATGCCCACCGGGCCGAGCCACCGATTCCACGATGGCGTCACGGAAGACCACAAGCAGATCGTCTTGGACGACGCACCAAGGAGCATCATGCCAACGACCGAGAAGAAGACCCGCACCCGCACCGACAACGAGTTCCGCATCGCCGCCAACATCGAGGCGTGGTTCGAGCGCCTGAAGCCGGCCGATCGTGCGTGGGTGCTCATCAAGCTCAACGACAAGTACGGGCCGCGAAGCGCACGCGATGAAGTTCTGCGCGACTCGCGCGGTCCCGATCGCCAGATCGGCTGCGGACCGCATCCGGAATGACCGAAGAATTTCCAGCCAGTCCGTTGGCGGTTGCAACGATAGATGACATCTACGATGAACTCAAGCGGCGCTATCCATCGTTTTTGCTGGCGCTGATGAGTCGGCCGAAGGATGCACATCTTGAGGCCGATGGGCATGAGGTCTACTGGGCTGGTGGTTGGGCAAGCGCAATTGGTTTGTGCGAGTATGCAAAGCACGAGATCATTCGTGTGCAGTATGACAAGCCGAAGAGTTGCGAATGAGCAGCGCCACCGATAGACGCGAGCATCTCGTGAGAACAAAGGCCGGCACCTACGAGCGCCGCACGGGTTCTTGGTGGGTGGATGCGGACTTGCGGTGCTGGCATTACCAGTCGTGTAGGCGCAAGGCGTTCGCTCTCTACTTCGGCGACGATGGTATGACGGCGATTTGTAGGTATCACTTCGCGCGTGACGAGCGCCTTGGTGTCATTTCGCTCGGCGAGATGGTTGCCTACGACCCGAGCCAGCTATGAGCCCCACCGATCACTACGACGCCCTAATCCAGCGCATCTCGCAGTGGGCGATCGATGAGGTCTGCGGCAAGGGCAAGAAGCCGAAGACCAACCGCGAGGTGGAAGATGTCGAGCGGCGCATCGCGCAGACCATCGAGCACGCGGAAATCTTCCACTTCACGCCGCACCCCAAGCAGGACTGGTTCATGCGCGCCAAGGCGCCAATCACCGCCGCCGTTACCGGCAACAAGTGGGGGAAGACCGTGGCACTCCTCTCGCTCGGCATGGTGTCCACGCTCCACTGCGTGCCCTGGGCGCCACGCGACGAGCAGGAGGAAGCCTACGCGCGCTACAGCAAGGTCGCGAGCGACTACGAGCCGCCGATCCAGGTTGTCCTCTCCGGGCCGGACATGGTGACGTGGCTCCCCATGAACATCGTCCCGCGCTTGAAGAAGCTGATCCCGTGGGACGCGCTTGTGGTGAAGACGTCGCGCCAGCAGGGGCAGGTGATCGACGGCATCGAGTTCTGGAATGGCTCCTCGTGGAAGATCCTCTCCTACATGAGCGAGCCGGAGCGCTACGAGGGCTGGTCCTGCCACTTGAAGCTCTGGGACGAGCCCATGGACCGCGTGCGCTTCATCTCGGCATCCCGAGGCTGCATCGAGTTTCAGGCGCCGCACGTGATGAGCTTCACGCCAGAGAATCTGCGTGATGCGTTCGTGGTGGACGACATCGTGCTCGCGGCGCACCACATCACGAGCGAGGAATCCTTCAACGCGGTCGCCACGCAGAAGCCGCAGATCGTGGTGGTGGAAGGCTCGCTCTACGACAACCCCTACATCCCGCAGGAAGCGAAGGAGCAGCAGGTTCTCATGTGGACCGCCGAGGAGCGGATCTCGCGCGTGGAGGGGAAGCTGCGCTTCTTCGTAGGCGCGGTGTACAAGTCGTTCTCCAGGGACAAGCATGTCAAAGAACTCGAAGCCCTCGTCGGCTGACAGCTACCAGATTTACGGCGCAGCGCTGCGAGTCGTGAAGAACGACTGCCCGCGCAAGGCGTGCGGCGTGGAGCATCTCACGCGCTACATCCACCGTCGCAGCAAGGGCGGCATGCTCTATTGCTTCGAGATGACTAGCTTCACGGACGAGTGCCAAGAGATCGCGCCGGATGCCGACGGAGCCCAGATCGGCCTGACGATGGCGCAGGCGAAGTTGCCGAGATGACTCCGGAGCAATGGGAGATATTCGACAAGTGGCCCAAGGGTGTAACAATTGACCCGCACCCGAGGAAGTCGTGGTTCATCGGCTGGTTCGCCGTCAATCCGCGCAACGACATCATCCTCTTCGAGGAGTGGCCGCGCACTGAGTACTACTCGACAGACGTCCAACTCGGCACCACCGGCTATCTCGATCTCATCCGTGGCATCGAGGCTGGCGACAACTCGTGGAACCACCCGATCACGAACGTCATGTGGCGGATCCTTGACCCTAATTTCGGGAAAACGCCGAGCGCGTCATCGGGGCTTACCCTACAGCGCGAGCTGGCGCAGCTTGGGATGTGGTTCGACTGCAACGTGCCGGATCGCGTCCATGATCGCCACATCGTCGTGCAGGGGCGTCTGGAGCGCGAGTCGCTCATCATCACACCCAACTGCCACAACCTCATTCTGGCGATGGAGCGCTACATCCACGAGGAGCACAAGCGGCCGGATGCCAAGAACCCGAGCGAGAAGCCGCGCGAAGCCTACAAGGATGGCGCTGACGTCGCGGGGTACACCTGCATCATGAACCCGACATACTTCACGCCGGATACCGGCGAGCCCCCTGACGTGAGCCCGATGTTCCTATGATCAAGATCGGCAAGAAGATCTCGAGGAAAGAGCGCAAGTGGTTGTACGCCTACATCAGAGGTACGCCAGTCGGTTGGTTGTCGTGTGTCCTTGGAGCTGGGGCGCCAGCGTGGCACGCGCGGATCACGGATCTGGCGAGGACGCCAACGATCTTTACGGATCCCAAAAATGGGCGGCACAAGCAGACTGTTGCCGAGCGCGTAGCGAGCCTTCCGCGCGATAGGAAGTCGAAAGAGAGCTGGACCAAGCTGAAGAAGTACGCGCAGATGGTGAAGGCTGGTCAACCGCTTGATCTCTTCGTGACGGTGGTGCGCGATGAGCGACGCGCATTGATCGCAGACGGCAACCACCGCGCGATGGCCGCTCACATGGTCGGACAGAAAACATTGCCGTGCTTCTACATCGATATGAGGTACAAGCGGTGAACCTGTTCCAGCCATGCGAACCGGCGATGCCAGGGAATCCCGCCCTCATGCACGAGGGCGAGGCGCGTGGCCTGGATCTGATCCTCCATCTGGTGCAGCCTGATCTCGTGGTGGACTGCGGGACGAACCGGGGTGGCTCAGCGGCGATCTTCGCCCGTCACGCCAAGGTCATCACGATCGACAAGGCGCCCCATGAGAGCGCGGAGGCATCCTTCGCGGGCAAGCCGATCGTCCAGATCATTGGCACGTCACCGGATGTTCTGAAAGACGTGGAGCCGCATCTCTTCGGGCGCTGGATGTACTTCCACGACAGCCATCACGTAGCGTCCTTGCTTTTGGCTGAGTTGGCATGGGCATTCGACCACGGCGCGGTCTGCGCCTGCTGGCATGACGTGGCGTGGGCCGACATGCTGGACGCGATGCCCGTGCTGCAAGCGATGGGACATCGGCCGTTCAGGTTGATGAAGCTGAAGGACGAAACCCAGGGACTTGGCTTTTGCTGGAGAAAGAGATGATCCATCCGACGCCGGTGACCACGGATCACCAGGTAGAGGCGATGCGGCTCATCTTGAACGAATGCCTCGAGTTCATGACCAAGCCGATCGCGCCGATCACGAGAGAGCAACAGGCGCGATGGTGGAAGGACTTGCCAAGCAAGGTGGAGCGCTTCAAAGCGTTCACCTACGAGACGGACCGAGATTACGGGATCATCGCATTCTCTTTGCTGCAATGGCACCATGATGGACGCATCACGCCATTGTTTGGGATCACCAAGGGAGCGCGCGGCCAGAACATCGCGCGCGACATCATCAGGCATTACCTGGCAGAGGCCGATGGGTCATTGCATGGCGAGGAGTTGTCATCGCACAAGGCGATCATCAAGCTGAACCAGGAAGCTGGGTGGCAACTGCTGCGTGAAGAGAACGGCGTCCGATACCTCTATCATCCAAACGAGAAGCGTTCCTATCCCGATTACACTGGGATGCTCGAGTACTGGGGCATTGCGTGAGCGAGCGTCTCACATACATCATCCCAACCATCGGGCGTTCGAGTCTGGCGAGAGCAGTTGACGGCATCCGCGCTCAGATGCGCGATGGCGACCAACTCATCGTCGTGGGAGATGGTGAGCGATCGGTCGCGCGCAAGATCATGGCGGCGAGACCTGGATGGAACGTGTTCTACCTGGAAACGCCGTTCGCTGGTGATTTCGGCTCGACGCCGATTGACTACGGAACGCAGATCGCGCGTGGCGATTTCATCTGCTATCTCGGAGATGATGACGAGATTGCCGATGGTGCGATGCGAGCCATCAGGGAACAAGTGGTGGCAGAACCCGTAGGACCGCATCTCTTCGCCATGATTCACGAGAACGGGCGCGTCCTGAGGCGAGATCTGCGAGAAAGCGCCGTGTCCGGCCAACAGCTCGTGGTCCCCAATGACGCAAAACGACTACCGAGATACGCCAGTGACAAGCCAGGCGAGAAGGTCAACGATTACAGGTTTCTCATGGCGGTCCAGGCAGCGTGGCCGGAAGCCGGCATTCGCTGCCATGACGCCATCATCGCGCGGCTCGACAAGATGAACCAGGGCCGCATTTTCTAAGGAGCTAGCATGCCAGACGAAACGACACCAGTAGCACCGACCGAGACACCAAAGCCGAAGAAGCAGTGGCAGAAGAAGGCCGACCCGCTCGAGGGCGTGGATTCCGATCTGCGTGCGATCATCCAGATTTCGGCCATCATGAACGGCCTGCGGCTCGAGGCGCCGGCCAAAGTGCGCCAGTGGTTCCACGCGCGCTTCTGTGCGCGCTACGAACACGCGTCCAAGGACGCGCCGCCGCCGACGTCATGACGGAAGTGGAGATCTGCATCTACACCCACCGCTGGAGCGATCTTCAGCTCAAGGCGATGGCGTCGATCGCGCTCCACACCAAGGAGCGCCAGTACTCGGTCATCGTCACCCAGAAGCCTGGCACCTGCCATCAGAACATGAACCGCGTGTGGCGGCGCACGAGCGCGCCCTACGTGGTGCTCATGGACGAGGACGTCTGCGTGCTTCAGGACGGTTGGCTGGAGCGCCTGATCGATAATCTCGACGAGGATCCGCTGCTTGGCGTCGTCGGCTGCCGCGAGGTGAAGGATCTCAAGGACGCGCTCGAGAAGATGCCAGAGCCACAGCGCTCGATGCCAAAGCCAAAGCACTGGATCCCGGCTTACGTGATGGCGTTCAAGCGCGAGCGCGTGGCGCCGTTCCTGTGGTTCGACGAGGCAATTCCGGGCGACATGGGGATGACCGACCTGGATGCCTGCATCCAGATCGTTGACCACGATCTCAAGGTGGCACAGAATCAGGAGGTGGTGGTCTATCACCCGATGCGCGATGACGACGAGACGCGGATTCGGGAGCGGCGACCGCTCACGCGCCAGCAGGAAGTGTGGCATCGCGAGCAGCTTGCCTACATGCGGCAGAAATGGGGGCCGAAGTTTGAGCGCCTCCTGTGGGGACAGCCATGAAGGGTGATCCGCAAAGCCGTGGCCTGGTGGAGATTCCGCTCAACGAGCGGTTCCTCGACTTCTTCAAGTACCTGCGAGCCCAGGTCGGCCACGATCGCGAGGATCGGGCTGCCTGGATCGACAAGAACAAGAAGTTTCACCTGCGCCGCTACGGGATGGACAAGCGACGGACCAACTTCCCGTTCCCTGGTGCTGCCGACATCTGGCCACCGCTCTCGGACATGGTGGTGGAGCAGATGAAGTCGCTCTACCTGAACCTGCTGCTACTCAGCTCGCCGCCGGTGACCGCCGTTGCCATGGGCGAGGAGCTCGAGGACCGCACCCAGGACGTGGAGACCTTCTTCGAGTACCTGATCAACTACAAGTCGCCCCACTTCATGCAGGAGCAGCACTACTACATCGACGACATCCTCTCCTGCGGGATGGGCTTCCTGAAGACCTTCTGGCAGTACGAGACACGCACGGCACCAGAGATCTTGAAGTCACATTGGCTGCCAGACGAGATCGCGGCCCGCATCGTGCGACCGGATCTGCGCGGTGGCGCGGAGTCGCTCTACTTCAACGAGAAGGACTTCGACAAGATCGCCTGGGAGCCCATGCCCATCGGTGGCGAGCTTCACCCTTCCACGGTGACATTGCTCGAGAGCAAATACGATCTGGATCGCGAGGACAAGCGCGACCGGCAGGCGCTTGGGCAAATTCTCGAATGGCTGAAGACGGGCGCCAAAGATGATCTCACGATCAAGAAGCGCGATACGGTGATCGATGCGCCGGCCACGGTCTCGATCATGCCCGAGAACATCATCATGCCAAGCTCGGCAACCGACGTGGAGGACAGCTTCCACATCAGCCACGAGATGTGGATGAACGGCTTCCAGGTGCGCCAGCGCGCCCGCGACGCGAGGTGGAGGCCGGAGGCCGCCGACGAGATGCTGGATAGCGGCAAGGGCCATGAAGATCCCCGCATGCGATCAGGCGTCGCTCAGCTCGAGGCCCAGCGCCAGAAGATCAACTGGTCCGGTGGCGACAAGTACCACGTGATCGAGAGCTGCACATGGTTCGATCACGACAACGACGGCATCGACGAGAAGATCGTCGTCCTGTGGTCGCCATCGGCAGAGAAACCGCTGCGCGCCTACGCCTACGATCGTCCGTCTGGCTTGTGGCCGTATCACCTGAGCGAGTTCGAGCGCAACAAGCGCGGCGTCTGGAGTTCACGCGGCATTCCGGAACGCCTCCAGGACATCGAGCGCGAGCTGGTGGTCCAGAAACGCGCCGAGCTGAACCGCTTGATGATCTCGTCCTCGCTGTCGTTGCTCGTGCGCTCCGGATCGCCGGTCGCCAACCAGTCGATCCGGTGGGTTCCAGGGGAGAAGCTGATCTGCGCTGACATCAACAACGATGTGAAGCCCCTTGTGATCCCGGATCTGTCGGTGGTCTTCCAGCAGCAGGAGCGCCTTTGGAAGGTCTGGGCGGAAAGCTACATCGGTACGCCAAACTACGCGATTGCGGACCCACTCAGCAACCTGAACGAGCCGCGCACAGCACGAGAGATCACGGCGATCCAGACCCAGGGTCGCTCGATCGGCCACACGCGCACATCGATCTACCGGGAGCAGATGAGCCGCGTGTTTCACGAGATGTTTGACCTCTGGACGGTGTTCGGGGATCCCGAGGTCTGGGTGAACGCGGTGGGCAGCGAACCGATCAAGCTCACCAAGGAAAACCTGCAAGGCGCCTACTCCTTCGTCCTGGGGCCACTGGTCGGCATGGACGATCCAGTGCTGGAGGCACAGAAGGCGCTAGCCCGTGTCCAGATCCTGTCCCAGATCGCCGGCAGTGGCCTGATGCCGCCAGATGTCAGGATCGACATGGCGGCGGCCGTGAAGGAGTGGCTGCGCAAGGACGACCCGCGCTCGGTGAGCAAGATCTTGAAGCCCGTGTCGCCCGAGGAGCAGGAGCAGATGCAGCGCGACCAGCAGATGCGCGATCAGATGCAGGGCGTCATGCTGGGCACCCAGGCGGCTGGTGGCAACGGCGCGCAACGTGGTGGCAAGCCGATGGGCATGGCTGGATGATCACGATCTACCAGCACATCTATCCGGTCATGGACTTCGCAGTCCGGGCCGAGAAGCAGCGCGAGCGCATCCGGGCGGCGTTTCGCGGATCCGGCTATCCGCTACAGCTCGTGAGCGTCCAAGGGCAAGTCGAGCACGTCACTCTCGAGCGGATGCAATGGGACGCCTGGCAGGGCGGCTCTGAGCACTACGCCTATGTCCACCTGAAGGGGATCACGCATCCTGGCGATCCATGTGTGGCCGACTGGTGCGAGCTGCTCGAGTACTTCATGATCGACGGTTGGCGCCAATGCCGCCAGGCGCTCGAGGAGGCCGATGTGGTCGGCGTGGACCACCACTTGGAGCCGCAGGAGCACTTCTCCGGCAACTTCTTCTGGATCCGGCCTAACGCGCTCAAGGCGCTCCCGGCTCTTGACCGTGGCGCTCACCCAGAGGGCTGGCTTGCCACCAGCCGAAAGCCGCTCATCTGGAAGTCGCTCCATGACAGCCCCGTGAACCACTACCAGGAGCGCTATCCGCCGGAGCGCTACCGATGACCGACGAGGAACGCGCGAAGCTGAAGCTGCTCGTCGATGAGATGGTGAAGCTCATGTGGGCGCTGAAGAACCATCCGGATCTGCCGCAGCATGGCGACACCCGCACTATTCTGCTCGCCATGATCGAGCGTCTCGGGCATCTCAACCAGCTCGCCAAGCAAAAGAGCGTGATCGTCAGCCAATGATTCCGATTCCAAACTACGATCCCCGAATCAAGTCAGCACTGACGCCTCACTGGCCGCCATCCGTGCTGAATCATGAGACCCAGAAGCTCCTGCGCGAGGTGTGCGGTGGCTTGGCGCCGGGATCTGCCGTGGTGGAGGTTGGCGCCTGGGTTGGCGAAAGTGCCATGATCATGGCTGAGGCCGAGAACGTGGGCCACGTCTACTCGATCGACACCTGGCTTGGGAACGTGGAGCTCGTTGGTCTCATGGAGAAGGTGGCGTTCCCCTACGAGCAGTTCCTGGCGAATACCCAGCGCTGGCGCGGGAAGATCAGCCCCATTCGCTGGGATGCCGTAAACGGTCTGCGCTGGCTGCGCGCAAACGGGCTCGATCCGGCGCTCGTCTTCATCGATGGCAATCACGAGTTCGAGCAGGCATGGGCGGATATCCATGCCGCCGCGCGATTCTTCCCGAGAGCGCTGATTGTGATTGATGGCTGCGGGGAGGCCGGCGGCGGAGAGCGCGTGGAGCGGGCAGCAAAGTCCGTGGCTAACGAGATGGGCCGCACCTACGAGAGGCTGGGATGGCCAGGCATGATCCGGTGATCATCGACGCCTTCCTCTACCATGATGAGCGCGAGATCCTCGAACTGAGGCTTGCCGAACTGGCGTCGGTGGTAGACCGGTTTGTGATCGTCCAGGCTGACCGCACCCACCGTGGCGTTCCACATGATCCATCGCCGCTGTATGTTAGTGGCTTGCAGATAACGAATTACATCGCGACCGTACCAGTAGATACGCCAGATCCATGGGTGCGTGAGCGGGCGCATCGAGCGGCGATGAAGGATGCGGTCAAGACGCTCAAGCCGAATCCCACGGACATCGTGCTCGTATCAGACTGCGACGAGATACCTAAAGCATCATCGGTACACGAGTTACGCATGTATGCCGGAATCGATCAGATCGTCGCATTCCGCCAGCTCCACACTTACTTCCGCCTAAACCTCGTGGATCCAGAGCCGTGGTATGGCACTCGTGGGCTTTCCTGGAGGCGCTTCAGCGATCCACGGGTGACCGCCGTCAACGTCCGCAACGTCTGCGATCCTATGGGGCAGCACGTGATCGAGGATGGCGGTTGGCACTTCGGCTGGTGCGGTGGCAACGAGCGTGTGAAGCACAAGCTCTCGAGCTTCGCCCACGCCGAGCTGGACACGGAAGCCATGAAGGCCGATGCCTTCATCGATGCGTGCGTGCGGACGCGCCGGACCGCGCACAACCAGCACCAACTCCTCCAGGTCGGGCTTGAGTTCCTGCCCAAGGCTGTGCAGGCCGACCCTGAGCACTACCGGAGCATGCTTGCATGATCGAGAACCTGAACGAGACCGAACTCGGTCAGCTCAAGCGTTTCCACGGGTCGCCAGAGCATGAGGTGCTCTTGAAGGCGCTCAGGGCTCGTCTGGTGGCGCTCGTGGCGCAGTTCCTCGGCTCCGAGTGGAACGAGGCGAGGATCCACGATCTCCATGCTCGTGCCCGCGCCCAACTCGAGTCCCTGGTGGACTTACGTCTTGACACCGTAGATCTCCACGATCATGCTCAGGAGGCGGTGTCTCAGTTTGAGTCACAGCTACCCACCAGGGTGGACTACGCCGAGCGCATGCGCCAGGAGAGCGACTCCACCCTCTGATAGGGGGTGCATGTCATGCCCAAAGGTCCAGGCGCCTCACGCGCCTTTGCGATTGCCACCGCCTCCTGCAAGAAATCCGGCATGAAGTCCTTCAAGAAGGGCTCGAAGGGCGATTCGTGTCGCAAGAAGCGCGCAGAGGGCGTGGCTCGCACCAGGAGCCACAAATGAGCTACGTCCACAGGCCACAGGCCGGCAACACGTCCGGCGGTCCAAACCAGTACGGAACGGGAGGAAGCGGCATGAAGAAGAAGAAGTCCCCGGTGCGCAAGGTCGGCAAGGGCGGAAAGAGGGGGTACTGATGGCGAAGCTGAACGAAGAGAAGGACAAGCCGCGCTATGTCAGGCGGCCCAACGGCGGCGCGGAACCGTGCGTGAGCGGCACAACGGGTCGCTACGAGATCCCGTCATCGACGCCCAAGGGCACGAGTTACTTTTCCAAGATGCGTGCTGACGTGGGTGGCAATGGTGCCGAGCCGCGCTCGGATGCGCCGCTCAGAGCCACGCGGAGGAAGTCATGATCCACGGAGCCCAGGGCAAGCCGCGCGAGAAGATGGCGAGCAAGCTCTACCAGCCAGACGCTGGCGCCGCCCACAACGTCACGCTCGAGACCATCAAGCGCAAGTACGTGAAGCAGGGCTCCTTCCGGGAATGGGAGAAGCTCAACAAGGGCGCCGTGAGGCCCGACTTCATCACCAGTAGGAATGAAAAGCGAGCGAGTCTCTGATGCCTGATGACCTCCAGCCACAACCAGCGACGCCAACCCCACCGCCATCACCCAACCGCGAGTTTGCGGAGACGATCGCCCAGCTCACCGCGCGCGATGCTGAGCAAGTTCGAGCCCGTGAGGCTGAGCGAGCCGAGGAGCGCGAGCGCATCGCGAGGCTAGAAGCGAAGCTGGCCGAGGTGGAGGCCGCGAGCAAGCCCAAGAAGTACGACCCGAAGGATCCACTCGCTGGCGTGAGCGATGAGGAGCTGCTCCAGATCCACATGCAGGGTCCAGACCAGGAGACGCCTGGCAAGTACGCACTCGCCCAGGACGAGCTGTGGAAGCGCCGGGAACGCGCACTCGAGGAGAAACTCCGCGCCGAACAAGACGCAAAGGAGCGTCAGCGCGAACTGATCGAAGAGACGAAGCGGCAGATGCACAAGGAGTTTGGCGACGACATCTTCAAGGAGGACAGCGAACTGCGAAAGCTGGCCGAGGTCCACATGCGCCGACTCCAGTCCATTCACGGACGCGACGTAGCGTGGAATCCGCAAGCTCAACTTGCTGCGGCGGCTCTTGCGCAAAAGGAGCTCTTGCAGCGTGACGTGGCGAAGAAGAAAGAGGTGGAACGCGAACTGAACGAGCTCAAGCAGAAGTCCGCCCTCGAACGCGGCAATCAGGCGATGGTCAAGCCATCGGAACAGACCCGCTCCATGTTAAAGGACAAATCGATCCCACGGAATCAGCGCGTCAAGGCCGCGCTCCGAGACGCATTCAAAGAAATGCACCGCCGCAATGGCGGAGAGGGCTGAGTAAATGGCGGTTGGATTCGGTGTCGTCGGTGCGGGTTTCACCAACCCGATGCGGTGGGTGGACATCTCCGAGGTGTTCTACGAGATCGTCCCGCTCAAGAAGCCACTCTTCCACATGATCGGCGACGGGGACCCGCCGAGAGATCGTTGGATTCAGTGGGCACGCCGCACCTACACAGTGCGCGGGCAGAATCGAACGCCGATTGGCGGCACGTTCGACTTCACGGAGAACGAGAACAAGCTGCCGGTGCTGGATCAGTTCAACTACATCCAGATTTTCCACAAGTCGATTCGTGTGTCGGACGTCGAGCAGTACACCAAGCACTACGCAATCGACGACATGATGTCAGACCAGGACGACACTGAGCTCGGCATCATGGGCACCGAGATCGAGCACGCGCTGTGGCGTGAGTCGCTCGTCTCGACGGGCCTCGGCAACATGACCACGCCGTCCATGCAGGGCGTGCTGATGGCCATCTTCTGCGGTGTGTCTACGTACACGAACGTCGCCGGCATTGGCTTCTCGGAGTCGATGCTGAACTCGACACTTGCACGGCTGTTCTCGGACTTCGGTTCCGAGCCGCAGGACGGCTGGCTGAACGCGCGCTTGCAGAACTTGTTCTCGACCTTCACCGGGCAAGCCACCCAGACGCGCTTCATCGAGGCGGATCGCACGACGGCGATCTTCTCGATCGTCGAGTACCAGTCGGCGTTCCAACCGGTCCACCTGCATCTCTCGCGCGACGTCTTCCAGGGGACGGCCTCGACCGATGCGACCACACCGGCCTCCGGCACGAACCTGGGAACCAGCTTTGTTCTGCTGGATCACACGATGCTGAAGAAGCGGTGGATGGAGCCGGTGGTCATGGAGCCAGCTCCGAGAACTGCGCTCTCGCACGATGCGATTGCGCATTGCATCCTGACGCTCGAGTGGGGGCACCCGCACGCCCACTACTGGATTGCAAACCTCTCGGTTGCCTGATCATGACCCAGCACCTGGGACATCGCAGCTTCGAGCATCTAGTTGAAGGGGTGGTGCGCGACTGGGCCGCGCGCCACCCGCTCACTGTGAAGGAAGTCAGGCGTGCCGCCAACCGCCTGAAGGAGATCCGTGGCAACGACAAAGGCCACATGGTGGACGGCTACTTGAAGGGCGGTCTACCAGAGTCACTTGGCCGCGCCATGAAGGACAAGTTTGGGGTCTGCTGGCAAGGCGATAAGACCATCCACGACATCTTCTGGCGCGTGTTCGAAATCGGTCGCTTCAACACCTATGAGAGGGCTCGCTAGCTTGGAAAGTCCAAAGATCTCGCTCGCCATGATCGTCCGCAACTCGGCGGCGCATTTGGGTAAGACGCTCGACTCGGTGAAGGACCACGTGGACGAGATCGTGATCCTCGACACCGAGCCTGGCGGCAGCCAGGATGGCACCCGCGAGATCGCCAAGGCGGCGAACGCCAAGATCATCGACTTCCCATGGGTGGATGATTTCTCCAAGGCCCGCAACGAGAGCTTTCGGCACTGCCGCCACGATCTCGTGCTCTGGCTCGATGATGACGACATCGTCGTGAACCCCGAGCAGATGACATCGATGGCGCGCGCGGCCTTCTCGCTCGGCCACACCCAGATTTGGGTGGACTACGACTACATCCACGATCGCCATGGGAATTGCCGAACCCGCCACCCGCGAGAGCGCTTCCTTGATCGGCGCATCTACGAGTGGCGGGGCCGGGTCCACGAGACGCCGTGCGCGAAGCACCTGGCCTCGGAAGGCCGTGTCGAGCGCGACTGGGGCTACATCCGGCACGTGAGCTACGTGGAAGATGAGTTGGAGGGATCGTCCCGTATTCAGCGCAACCTCGCCATCTTTCAGGCAATGGAGAAGGCCGGCGAGATCGATCACCGCTACGAGTACCTCTACGCCAACATCCTAATGGGGATCGGCAAGTTCGAGGACGCGCTCTCGTGGTATCGCCGGTACAGCTCTAGGGTCCAGCGCTCAGGACACCACTACGCGGCACTCTGCGGGGCTTCGCGTTGCCTCAAGATGCTCGGCAAGCTCCAGGATGCGAAGAGCTGCCTTGGTGACGCCGTGCTGCTGTACCCGCGTTACGGCACGGCCTACATGCTGATGGCGAAGCTGTTCGCCGACACGCATGAGTGGGATCGTGCGCTCGAGTGGGCGGAAGAGGCCGTCACCCACAAGGATGGCGTGCAGGGCGAGCTGATCTACGACCCGGCCGACATCGAGGCGGTCCCGCACATGGTGAAGGCGGGCGCCTACATCGACCGCGCTGAGTTCGACCAGGCCGAGGAGCATTTGAAGCTGGCGCAGAAGATCTACCCCGACAATGAGGGTCTGCTCTACTTCCAGCGCATCATCGACACCAACCGGGTTCGAGTGAAGGGCGCCGAGTCCTACCGCTTCCTCCAGGACACCCTGGTGGCCGAGGGACGTGAGGATGAACTCGAGGATCTAGCCGCAATCGCACCCAGGGCAATCCAGGCCCTCCCAGACGTGCTCAGGCATCGGCGCCGACCGGCCAAGAGTGGCAAGCCGACCGTCGGGATCTTCTGCCCGGTCACCTATGAGCCATGGGGACCCAGGTCGATCGAGAGCGGAATCGGCGGCTCCGAAACGGCCGTGATCCAGATGGCACGCGAGCTGACCACGCTCGGCTTCGAGGTGACCATCTACGCCCACATCAAGGGCCATGACCTTGGCGTCCACGATGGCGTTTACTGGACCCACTTCATGGCGATGAATCCGAAGAAGGATCACCACGATGTCATGGTCTGGTGGCGTGAGCCGCGTTCGCCGATGCAGTTCGGCATGAGCGCCACCGTGTCGGTCGTCTGGGCGCACGACGTCCTGACGGAAAACGCCTGGCTCTATGAGCCGGAGATGCTGTTCGACAAGGTGATCGTGCTGTCGCAGTACCACAAGGAACTCTACCGCAAGCGCCTGCCTGACGAGATGCTCTACGTCTCTCGCAACGGCACCGACCCAACCCTCTGGCAGGAACCCAAGAGCGAGCGTCGCGGCATGGTCTACAGCTCCTGCCCGTCGCGCGGATTGGTCTACCTGCTGCGCGACTGGAGTTACATCCGCGACGAAGTACCGGATGCCACGCTCGACATCTACTACGGCTGGAACAAGGCGTTCGAGCTGGCGATGGCGAGCCATCCACAGGCCGCGCGCCTCTACACTGAGGTGGAACATCTCAAGCGCCAGCCTGGAATCACGTGGCACGGGAGAGTGGGGAAGAAGGAGCTCTACGAGGCTTACGCGCAGGCCGCGATCTGGGCCTATCCATGCGACTTCCCCGAGATTTCCTGCATCACGGCCATGGAGGCCCAGATCCATGGCGCCAAGCCGGTGGTGCGCAACCATGCGGCCTTGCAGGAGACGGTGCAGTACGGTCGCAAGCTCGACGTGGACTTGAGCAAGCGCGGAGACCAGGTGACGTACATCCAGGCGGTCCTTGAGGAGCTCAAGGGAAAGGCGTTCCCGGAACGCGAGGAGATGATCGCATGGGCACGGAAGGGTTTCTCTTGGGCGTCAGTGGCGGCGGATTGGAAGCGCCTGTTCGAGGAGCTTCTTTCGAAGGCGTCGGGGTGCCGAGTGATCCAGGCGGGCGAGGTGCCGCAGGCGAAGCCGGTCCTCTGCTCACCAACGTCCTGATCGAAGAAGCGATCCAACAGAAGGACCAGGCTGATCAGGATGCCGACTACAAGGGCTGGATCAAGCATCTCGAGAAGGACTTCCACGCGCGCCTCATGGCAGAGCATCTCCTGCCTTTGATGCACGACCACATCAAGATCGAGGCGATTGCGCAGAAGCTGTCCGAGCGGGGCGCGACCTCGCTCGAGGACGCCATCTCGATGCTTCAGAAGATCGAGCCCGAGGCAAGGCGCGCGAACCAGCGGCTGACGTTCCTGGACGCGCTCTACGAGTTCCTGCGCCGTGGCTGACAACAAGCATGTTCACAGGCCGACGCTTGAGAAGTTCAGCCATGAGCTTCGCGATCTGATCGTGCGTTACTGCAAGATGCCGTATGACGACCGCCTCTCGACTGCTGAGATGGTCGGCGTTCTGTACATGACGGCAAACGAGATGCACGCATACGTGAACTGGTGCTTTCACCACAAGGACGATGGTGATCGTGGCTGATCAATTCACCTGGGGCGTCTGGATGACCACCGAGACGCCGGTGAAGCGCGCGTCGGGCGTGATGCGCGAGGATGTCTTCAGGCGGTTGCTGAAAGATCTGGCAGAGGTGTGCGGATCCACCGACCGGGCACTCGATCGGATCAAGGACATCATGATCTGCGAGCTGAACAAGGCGGCTTCCAAGAATGGCGCTTGAACCAGGGATTCCAGGATCTGGCACGTTCCCACAACGGGAACATGACAAGATCGATGATTGGACCGGCAACAAGCGTTGCGACGTCTGGGGCTTCGATGGTGCCAACTGGAACCGGGCGCTCGTGGATTCCTCGGGGGCGCTCAAGACAACGGGCGGCGGCGTCTCTGGTGGCACTGAGTGGGACGATGGGGATGCACTCGACACCACATCCCTCGGCACCCTCCTGATCGCCACCGATGGCATTCCTGGGACCGCCAGGGCGCTCCGCTGCACGCCGGCAGGTCTGCTCATCGTGGCCGATGGCGGTGGTAGCCTGACCGTGGATGGTCCGCTCACGGATGCCGAACTCCGGGCGGTTCCCGTACCGGTATCCGCCACCAACCTGGACATCAGGGATCTGGCGTTCGCAACGGATAGCGTGAGCGCAGTCCAGGGCACTTCGCCATGGGTGGTAGGTGGCACGGTGGCCGCAACGCAAAGCGGTGGCTGGACGGTTGCTGCGACCCAGAGCGGAGCATGGACCGTTGCGGTCTCTGGTTCGGTTGCCGTTACCGGACCACTTACCGATGCGCAGCTACGGGCCTCACCGGTTCCCGTAACCCAGACTGATTCGGATCTGATGAAGGCCAAGGTCGAAGGGCCTGTGGCACATGATTCCCCATCATCAAACTCCCCAGTACAGATCGGTGGGATTGCATCAGCATCAGCTCCAACTCCAGTAAGCGCTGATGGCGATGCCGTTCGCGTCTGGATCGATCGCGTTGGCAGGTTGCAGGTCACGATCGCCAGCGTCTCAGGATCGGTCCCTACCGATGACGTGACGAATGTCGTTGATGGTCAAGGATTCGCTCAGGAAAGCGACTCGGTGAATGCTATCGGTTTCATTCTCGATGAGACCGCTGGTATAGCTCTTTCGGAAGGCGATGCCGCCGCAGCTCGTATCGACAGCAAGCGTGCTCAGATTGCCGTGATCGAGGACGAGACCACACGCGGTCGCAGACTCACGATCACCGCTGCCAATGCCATGAAGGTCGATGGCTCAGCGGTGACTCAGCCCGTGGACACCGAGTTGCCAGCGGCAGCGGCTCTCAGCGACACGCTCGCCAATCCGACGACGCCAATGGTTGGCTCAGCGAGCCTTAACTACTATGACAACACGGGCGGAACCGCTCTCTGGGCTCGCAACAGATCACACTACTACCAGGAAACCGCTGGTGTTACCACGGGCAGCGGAGCCGGCACGGCTGTAGACATGACGGCGTGTCCAATGTCCAGATTTTCGTTATCGGTAAGGAGAACATCTGGCACCGTATCAGCATACACAATTGCGCTTGAGGGATCACTTGATGGAACGCTCTACCAGAACATCATCAATGTGGCCTCGGCAACTGGCAATGATGCTGTGACATGGACTGGAGGCGTTGACAAGGGGGTCCGTTACATGCGTTACAACGTGGCGTCTATCACTGGTGCGGGTGGCACGGTAACCCTGGCCATCCTGGCCTGTCCGAGGTAACCAAATGGCAGATCCGATCTACACGGTTGGCAGCGTTCAGATCCCATCACAGGCCTATGGAGCATCGGCTCCGGTCTCCATTCCGCGCGATGCGCGCATGTTCGCTGTTGCGAAGACCGGACTCGGAGATCATGTCTTCTTCGAATACGTGGCCGGTGAAACCGAGCTGGTTGATCAGTTCATCTCTGTGCTTGGCCTGAACGTTCCACAGGATCGATCGCCACTCTTGGCACCGATCATTCTTGGTTTGCTTCAGACAAACCCAGTATCAGTCTTCCCGCTGGTTGCATGGCAGGTCTACCCGAGCACATGAAGGAGCCTAGCATGACAGGCGATCGGGCCAACGGTAGCGCAGAGGCAGGCGTTGCTAACACGATACGACACGCCGAAGGCGACGTTCAAGACGCTGGCAGCCAGCTACTGAAGCTGAAGGCCGAGGTCTACGACTTGCACGTCTTGATCGCTCGTGCCCAGGAGCGCATCAAGGTGCTCAACGCGGAGATCGGGAAGGCTAATGCGCGCTGAGGTACGCCGCAAGTTCAACGAGGGGCTCGCCGCCGCCGAAGGCTTCACGCCCACGTTTGGCGTGCCGGTGACGCAAGCGTTCGGCGACATCGCGGCCGAAGGATCCTCGGAGAACTTCTCGCGCGCAGACCACCGCCACGGGATGCCGGATCTCGACTCGTTCGTCTTGGATCTCGAGACGAACACGATGTACCTGAACGAGCTGATGAACCTCACGGCGGCCACGAACATCCAGGCGTCCGGAGCCAGCACGACGTTCGGCGGCATCGACGACACTGGGCACCTTGGCGGCTTCGGCACGATCCGAGTGGCGACGGCGGCTGGCACCATTGGCGCCTACGTGATGGTCATGCAGACCACCACCAACAACACGACGCAGCAACTTCATCCGTGGAAGCGAACGCTGGTGTTTCAGACGCGCGTGCGGCCGACGATGACGACGGCGCAACTCGTCTCGGCCTTCTGCGTGGTTGGTGGCGTGCGCACCCTGGCAACAGCTAGGGCGGACCAGGTGACCGATGGCGTCTACTTCTACCTGGCGACGGATGTGGCTGGTGTCGGCAACTGGTTCGCCAGGGCGACCAACAACAGCACGACGACAAGCGTGGACACGGGCCGGGCGCCAATCCAGACGGGCGCCGACGTCGAGTTTCAGAACTTCCGGATTGAGTACGATCTCGCGAGCAACACGGCGACCTTCTACATCGGCGATTCCACGGACGTGGATGCGGACGGAAACATCGTCATGGCGTCGGTGGCGTCGATCTCGACCAACATCCCGGACAGCACGCGCAAGCTCGGTGGTTTCGGCGCGATCCTAACCAATGGCGTTGCAGCGGCCCGCGTCATGGCCGTGGACTACTTCGCCATCACCGGTAAGAGGCAGTACACCGAATGAAAGCCTGGGTACGCCGAGAGCGCGGGAAGTTCGTGGGCTTGGCTACTCCCACGTTCACGCACAGCACACCAACCACGATGCACTTCGGCGACACGGCCGACGAGGGCGCCTCGGTAGGCGTGGCGCGCTCGGATCATCGCCACGGGATGCCGGCTGGCCCGCACGCGATCATCGAGGCGTTCACGAACACGAGCTTTGCCTTTTCCGAAGCGCTCTGGTTCGATGCGACCTCGCCGTTCACCAACCCCTATGATGGCGAGTATGCGCAGCCGGCCGCCATGATCTTCGACGGCGCGGACAGCCCGATCATCTCGGGCGGCTTTGGCACGATCGTCCCAGGGCTCGGCATCGCAACGCCAGCGGCGGCCTCCGGTTACGTGTTGCTCTCTCAAGGCACGGGTGGCCCAGATGAGACGGTTCACGCGCACGGGCGAATGCTCGGCGTCCAGATTCGCGCTCGCTTCGGGAAAGGATCGCTCGCCCTGCCAACGGGGGCGCCGCTGCTCTCTCGCTGTGTGGTGGGTGGCATCCGCACAAGCACGGACAGCACGGTGGTCGGCTGGCTCTCCAACATCATCGACGGGATCTACTTCGTCTGTGACGTGGACAACGCCGGCAACGCGCGCTGGAAGGCCGCCACGACGTCCAATACCGAAACAACGCTCGAGGAGACCGGGGTCAGTATGGTCTTCCGCGACTCGGTGGCCGACTTCCAAATCTTCGATCTCACCTTCGACGGGACGACGGTCACCTACTTCATCGACGGAACCGAAGTGGCCTCCATCGACACGCACCTGCCATCCGGTAAGCTGTGCGGCTGGGGGGCGTTTATGCACCACGCTCCGCGCCTCAACACGAACCACATGGTGGTGGACCACATCCTCTTTCAAGGAACGAGGACCTGATGGCGAACGAGATCAATGACCTCAACACGCGCGGTGGTCTCGCGACGGCCATCGGGCTCAAGCTCCAGGACACGTCCACCAACCGCGCGACGATCATCAAGACCGATCTGGACGAGGGCTACCGCGAGGCGCTCCAGCGCTATCCGTGGCCGCAGGCGATCCGCTGGCTCGACTCGTCGGTCACGCCGTCCTCGGGCGCGTCCTACTTCTTCCTGCCCAAGGACGTGCGCCGGATCATGCGCATCATGAACTCCACCACGCCGATGACGATCGACCAGGTGGCGATGGAGGCGTTCATCGACATGACGTGCGGGTTCGTGACGATCAGCGGGCTCCCGTGCCAATACGCGCGCGCTGGAGACTCAGCCATCAACACGACGCTCACGGCCAACACGGCGCTTGAGATCCTCGGCGAGAGCGGCGAGACCAGGGCCGGCGTGATCGAGGGGCTCCTCTCTGGCCAGCAGAAGCGGACGACCTTCACGCTTTCGGGCGTCACGCCGCAGGCCGTCGGCAACTGGGACGAGGTGACGGCGCTCTACATGGCGTCGATGTCGGGAACGGCCGGGCGCACCGTGACGCTGCGCAAGGTGACCGGCTCGACGACGGTCGCCACGATCGGCCCCTACGAGACCAAAGCCGTCTACCAGCGCTTCCGTCTCTGGCCGCAGCCCTCGGCCGATACGACGCTCAGGATCGTCTACCAGTACTCGCCGCCGGCCGTGATGGCCGATACCGACGAGTACATCATCCCGATCCAGAACTACCTGCACGACTACGCCTGGGGCAGGGGCCTCCAGCAGCGCCGGGAGTACGCGCCGGCCCAGGATCTTCTCCTGAGCGCCGAGACCAAGCTCACGCGCGCCTGGCTTGATTCCAAGGGCGACCGGGTGGATCAGTACGTGCCGGCCTCGCCGTACTGGGCAACGCAGGGAGGCTTCTACGTGGGAGCGTTCGCGATCTGATGCCTGACAACCGACGCCAAGAACCGATCATGGTCCAACAACCGACGTTTGTCGGTGGCGTCCGGGACTTCCTGCCGGCAACGCAGATCCCACCGAACGCCGCGATGCGCCTGGAGAACGCGGAAGTACATGTCCACGGCACGGTCCGGCGTCGCGGAGGGCTGCGCGTCCAATACCAGCACACGGCATCCTCAACCGACTATCCGGTCTTGGCGAAGGGGTTTTTTGGCGTGCGCGGTGCGAACCCGCTCATCGTCTCCATGTACAACACGGCCGCCCTCACGCCCAAGCTGACCATTGACCAGGGTGGCGCCAATCAGCTCGATGTGACCGTGAACGCGCCGTTCGCATTCGATGAACGCAGCGATTGCTTTCAGCTTCTGGACCGCATCTACTTTGGACATGCAGGCCTGGACCCTCTCTACTGGACACCAGGCGTTAGCGCCCTAACACATGAGAAGGTGACGCCAGGATTCCCTGGAACGACGATCCCACCGGTGACGACAGGGGTCTACTTCCAGGGACGTGGCTGGGCGAGTGGAGATCCGGCGCGTCCCGACCTCGTGTATTTCAGCTCGGTGCTCGGCACGGATGGTAATGGCGAGGCGAACAGTTCACCATTCACGTGGGATCGTGAGTTTCAGTCGTTCCGAATGGTGACCGGGTCCGTGGAGGCCGTCATCCCATTCCGCAACGCGGCGCTGATCGTGTTCACGGATCGTGGCATCGAGACGATTGAACCAAATCCACATAACATTCTTCAGACCTACCGCCTTACGCTCAACCGAGACATCGGGTGCATCAACCGGCACACGATCGCGATTTGCGGCGAAGACATCTTCTTCATGGACCAAGAAGGGCATGTCCGCTCGCTCAGCCAAACGCAACTCGACGAAAACCGTGGCGTGACGAATGCGCCACTCTCTTTGAGCATTGCTAATGTGATCGACCGCCAGGTGAAGCATAGGCTCCAGTGGGCGCGTGCGGCGTTCTCGCGCGGCATCTACTGGATCGCGATGCCGATCGGCGAGCACATCCATGGGCGCGAGGTGTGGGGCTACTCGTTGCGAGACCAGGCATGGGTGGGACCGTACTTCTTCCAGAAGGATGTCGCGGGTGGCACGCTTACGCCAGCCATGATCGGCGGCATCGTCGGGCATCGGTTCCGTGGTGACCAAGAGCGCACGTACTTCTTGATCAAGAAGACGGCACTCGACGTCAACGGTCACGAGACGGCGGCGGCCATCAAAACCTACATCGGGCTCGAGACGAAGGATCTCACCGATGAGAGCACGACGATCCCGGTGGTGGTAGAGACTGGCGCGTACTCGCCGGCATCTCCGCGACGCAAGACGTGGTTCCACGTCGAGCACGACTTCCGATTCATCGACGCGCCGAGCGATGGCACCACAAGCATGCTGGTGGAGGTGCGGTCCGATGAGACGGACTATGTGACCGCTGGAACTAAGGTGCTCAGTCCAGATGCAGGCCCTGCGCTTCCAGAGGATCTGCCGTTCTACCTGACGCCGTACTCGGTGCAAACGCCGAAGCTGTCGCTCACGTCGATCACCGAGCGAAGTCTAAGTCTCCAACAGCGCCTCACGATCCGTGATAGCGCCAACAAGTGGGAACTGCTCACAACCACGGTGAGCGGCCACATCGACGAAATGGAGTTCGCATGACCGGCGCAGTTATCACGAGGGGCCAGACGTTCGGTGCTACCGATCAGGTCACGCACACTAAGCTCCACAACCTCGTGGATCTGGCAACGATCGCCAGTCTTGACCAGACCAACGCAACGGCTGGTGTGATCACGGCATCGGCGTCACAGCCAACATCCACGACGGGGTTTGCTTGGTTCGATACGAACATGGGCGCCGGATATGGCGCCTTGCTCGTGGCTGACAACGGCGGGTTCGAAATCGCTGGCGAGTATGCGCTCGGATACAACGGTTCAGGTCTCGACATCACACGCGGGATGCTCATTCAGTACGATTCGGCGACCGCATCTGTCGATGGCCGAGTAGCGATCACCAAGAGCCAGACACCAACAGCGAACAGCGTTCAGCAGAACCGACCGATCGGGGCGGCTTACCGCACGATCGCGAATGGGGCAACCGGTCCGATCATCAGCAAGGGCAAGGTTCTGCTCATCAAAGATGCGGCCACCGTGGCGGCTGGTGATCCGGTAGTGGTGTCGATTACCGACAAGGGCTATGCCACCACGAACGCGCTTGGATCCTGGGGCACGCCATTCGGCGCCTGCGCGATCGGCATCTGGCTCGAGGCATCTTCGGCAGCGTCTGGCACCGAGGTGATGGCCTACCTGTTCGGCGCACAGCGCGCGAGCTGGGTGGCGTTCAAGAATACCGCCGTGGCACTCCACTCCGGTGGCGGCTACACGGTGACTGCCGACAATGCCTGGCAAGGCACCTTCACGTGGAGCACGTCGCCAATCGGCACGGTGGCGCACATCCTCCAGGTGCGCGTGACGTCCACAACCAACACAGGAGCTAAGGCTCTCGTGGTCGGCGCGCGCGCCATCAACGCCACGGTCACGCTCGATACAGGCGCGGCCGTCGCCAGCGGGATGTATCTCGACAACAGCACTAGTGACGGGAACGGGTTCCGCTGCCAACTGATCGTTCCGGAAACGACGGCGGCCTCGAGCAACACGTTCGAAATCTACATCGGTACGACTGACACGATCGGCAACATGACCGTCCAGCTCTATGAAGTCGGCGTCATCGTTGGAGGACAGGTGGTGTGAACGTCCACGCCGTCCAACAATTCGTGTCCGACGCGATCGAGTGCTACGAGCTGGTACGCGAGTTCGGCGTCCACAAACTCGGACGGCGCCGCTGGGGCAACCCCGAGGTTCAGCAGCGCGTGCTTGAGTTCATCCCGATGGCAGCGGCATCGAACTACCTGTTCGGCGCGAGGCAGGCGCAGAAGATCGCAGCGATGGCCATTGCCGGTCCCACAAACCAGCCCTCTGGCCTGCACAGCTTCCACGAGGGCGGCAAGATCCTCTTCTGTTACTATGCGCTCGTGCATCCTCAGTGGCGGATCCTGAAGCGTGGGCGGGACTTGCTGCGTGAGATGCTGAACCTGGCGCAGATGCGATTTCCAGAATGCGAGGCGCTCTTCTACTGCCGCCATGACGGCAGGACGACGCAGGAGTACCCGCTGGGAGGTGTGAGATGGGCGGTGGAGCGGGCAGCCGATCAAGGCGACGAGGGCGAGATGCCGCACTCGCAGAACTCGAGCGAATCTATGAGGGGCCCATCAAGGGCCTCCAGATCGCCCCCGAGTTCTACAAGCTCCTGGGATCCGCCGAGCTGAAGAACACGCCGCTCGGGCGATCCTTGGCTCTCCAGAACCAGCTCCTGGGCGAGGTCTCGGCTGGGCTGGGCGGGAAGCCCTACGGCAGGAGCCGTGGTGGACGTGGTGGCGCTGGTGCCTTGCCGCCCGATCTCGTGAATGCCATCGGTGAGCAGGTTGGCACGAGCTTGGGCGCGGCCGGCGTGGAGGGATCGCCAGCGGGCGCGATCCAGGCCGCCATGCGCTTCTCTGGCGCCTCCGAGGACATCCGGGCGCGGCGCATTGGGCTTGCCCAGGGAGTGCTCGGTCAGGTCGGCGGCGCCTCCATCATGCCGAGTGCAAGCGAGTTCCTTCAGGTGGGAGCCAACCGCGCGAGCCAAGCGGCCGGCTACCAGTTCCAGTACGGCATGGCGCGCGGCGCCGCGAAAGACCAAGCGCAGCAGTCGCTCATGTCCGGCATCGGCAAGATCGGGGCCGTGGCGGCGGCGCCCTTCACTGGCGGCGCATCGCTCGCGCTCCTCGGTGTGGATCCGAGCGGCTACGGCGGTGGTGGTGGGCGCGCTGGCGGTGGCGGTGGTCTGCTTGGTATGGGTGGTGGCCAATGGGCAAGCCAAGGCGCCACCGATCAGTACTGGGATCCACAGACCAGTCGCGCGTATCCGATCTTCGGCAACATGGGCGGCTACGGCGGGCGAACGCCTTTTAGTTACTGAGGTGAGTCATGGGCATCGGCGATCTCTTCAACGCCTTCGCGGACACGTTCGTGGCGATCTCGCAACAGCGCGTCGAGAACCAGCGCGCTGAGCGCGAGATGAAGATGCGCGAGTTGGCGTTCCAGCAGCAGACCGAGCAGGCTCGCCTCATGATGGACTTCCGCAAGCTGGAGTCGGAGCGCGAGGCGAAGCAGCAGGAGATGGCTGGCCAGCGCGAGCAGCAACGCATTGATCTCGCGACTCAGCAGCAGCAGATGGCACTCGAGGAGAAGAAGTACGAGGCGAAGCGCCAGGGCAGGATGGACGTCTTCGGAATCGCCGAGAAGAAGGCTGAGTTCGGTCTGAAGGAGCGCGAGTTGGAGCTCCAGAAGGAGACGCGCGACATCAGCCTGAAGCGCGAGGAACGCCTCATCGGAGAAGGCCGCAGTCGCGAAGATCGCCTCATCGAGCAGGAGCGCCAGAACAACATCAACGAGATCCTGCGCGAGCGACAACAGGCCATCGGTTATGGCGAGGATACCTCTGCATTTGATCAGCGCCTCTCGGAGCTTGGCTGGCAGCCGCAGGAGATCGACGCCGGTCCCGGCTACTCACCGCAGGGTCCAACCATGGAGCCTGGAGCGGCGGCGCCAGCAGGCGGCAGGACGCGCGGTCGCGGTGCCGGCGCGAAGCCAGAGCTGCCAGAGGAGACCGAGGCGCGCAAGATCAAGGCAAAGCGCGAGATCGCCGAAGGCCGGGTGGACATCGCTGCCGCCGAGGCGGAGCAGAGGAAACTCGGCATCTACATCACGCCCGAGCAAGAGCGTCAGAACCAGCAACTCGCTGCCGACGCCAAGCTCGCATGGGACATGAACGACCACGCGGTGCGCATGGTGACAGCTGGCGGCGCGACCAAGTTTTACAAGCGCCACGCACTTGGCGATTCCGACATCACAGGCAAGGTGATTGTCGAAGACCCAGACCTCATTGGCGAAGCGGCCACCGGTCTACTGAAAAGCCGCCAGCGTGGCAACGTTGTGAACCCGGAGATTCTCGCGGCCTACAAGGACCAGGTGATCGGATCCGGCGTGGAAGCCTTCCGCCAACTCAATCCCGGTGGCGGTCCGATCACGACGTCCGACGTGATCCTGAACCCTGACAGCGCCAAGGCCATGAAGGTGGCGAAGAACCTCGGCCTCGCCAAGCAAGCCTACGAGGTAATGGCCGGCAAGCCCATTGACGTGGAGGGCATCCCCGACGAGAGCATGATCAAGGACGAGGGACCGGACCTCGTCGCCGCCTCCATGGCGCAGCTCTACCACGAGACGCGCCCGCAGGGGATCCGCGCTCCTGGGCGTGGCACGGACATGCCCGGCGTGTTGCCAGATGGCGTCGAGATCACGCGACGCGGGGATCCGGTCCGTCTCATGAATGCCGCACGCAACTTCAAGGACTACATGAAGAGCCTGGAGGGACAGGAGTTGCCGCCAGGTGCCATCGCTGCGCTCCAGCAGATGGCCGGCGACATCGCGGTCAATCCGGCCATTCCGCGTGACGTCTACCGCTCGCTCCTGCCGGCCTTCACGGAACACGGCATCGCAGTGCCCAAGCCCGGCGAAGGCCAGATGACGTTGCCCACGGAGTCGAGCGAGGCTCCTGGCGGGCCAGGACTCTTCGGCGCGGTCCAGGGCGCTCTCCAGCGGGCGAAGGCTGGCCCAGGAAAGGCTAGCAAGCCAGCGCCTGGCAAGACAACCGGGATGGCCGGTGGCGGCATGCTGGGCGCACTCACCATGGCGGCGCTTGGGAGCCAACAGGATGTCACGGACGCCAACCTGTCGATCAACAAGATCGCCAAGGCCGCTGGACGCGAAGGCAAGGTCCAAGCGCTCAAGGATCAGGAGACGGCGATCCAACAAGCTTACGTGGGCGCCACCAAGGAGGAGAAGGCCAAGATCCTTGCGACCTGGACCAAGCAGCGCGGCTTCATCGTCGCTCGGGATCGTGACTTCCCGCTTGCAGCGTTGAAGAAGATCGACGACGTCGTGGGCTGGAAGGCACCGAAAGGCAAGTGAGCCATGGGCGATCCGCTCGATGACCTGATGGCGCAGATGGGGCAGGAGCGCGTGGCGCGCGGGCAAGCGTCCTACGACTACGACGAGAAGCTCGACGACCGCCTCTTCTCGCTCGACTTGGGCTTCATCCCGTCGATGCGCCTGGGTCACTACCTCGGCATGGAGGGACTGCCTGCCACGCTCGTGGACATCGGCACGGATCTGCCCAACCTCGTGGGACCGCAACTCGTCGCCGGCCTGAGCCGCAACATCTTCAAGAAGGGCTTGCTCAAGGGCACGGCTGCGGCGGCATCCGAGTTCGGTGCGGGCGTGAAGAACCTCCCGGCGGTGGCAGCCACCAAGACGCGCGACTACTCGGCCCGCTTCAAGGAGTTCCTGAAGACCGGCACAGTGGGCCAGAAGATCCTCTTCCCGGAAGAGGTTGACCAGCTCATGGCCAAGGGCACCAAGGCCGTGAAGGGGGCAGGACTCCTCCAGCGCTCCGACATGGAGCTGCGCGGAATCCACGAGGCGACGGTCGCCGACAAGCAGTGGAACGCGATGGTGGCCGACGCGATCGAGAAGAAGGGCCGCGAGATCGGCGATGAGCTGATCGAGATGCCCACGGAAGTGAGCGCGGGCGCAAAGCCCACAGCCACCACCGATGCCGTGGAGCGCATGAAGGCCGCTCGCAGGGAAATGGATCGCCTGAAGCAGGCAAACACACCGGCCACTCCAGGTCCCATGATCAAGGGCAAGCCAAGCATCAACATCTTCCCAAAGTGGAAAAAGGCCGACAGGGCGCGCTACGAGGAGCTGAAAGCAGAGATCATCGCAGCCAAGCAGGAGATCCAGGCGGCCCACAAGGGCGCCGAGCCAGTCGCCAAGGGCTTTGCGCCGGGCACCAAGCTCACCCGCCGGCAGCTCTTGAACGAGATGGCGCAGGACGAGCGCAAGTTCTTCAATCTGCCAGACGACATGGCGGCGGCCAGGGGAGAGCGCGCGCGCCTCTCAGCGGCCTACCGGATCGCCAGGGAAGCCGGGGAGCGTGAGCGTGCGGCCGAGATCCTGAAGGACCTGCGCGTGGCGCGCCGAGAGCTCCCGCAGAACTTCCGCCTCTCGCCAGACAACCTCAAGCCCGAGTGGAAGGGCAAGGTGGCCGATGACGATGTCGCCATCTTGAACTCCTGGCGCGAGCACCAGGCGAACATGGCGGACTACCTTGGCCAGGAGGGGTTGATCCGTGGCTACATCGACGAGTACATGGCTCGCTCGATGACCTTCCCGACCGAGGAAGCAGCCGACAAGGCGCGCGTCATCATGCAGCGCAAGTACGGCGGCACGCCCGAGACGCTCTCGTCCTTCTCGCAGAACTTTCTGCGGCGCGGCATTCCGCTCTGGGACGACTTCAAGGAAGTGGCGAAGCAGACTGGCGGGAAGCTCAAGGACGACTTCTTTGAATTGGTAGCAGATACTTACCGATCGGTGGGCAAGGCCGCTGCCGACAAGCGCGCGCTGCGCTACCTCGCCAGCTTCAACATGACCGACGATGCCATGGGCGAGAAGCTGCCCATGGTCGTCGTGAACCAGAAGGACATCCCGGCCGGCTACGAGCGGTACTACAAGTTTACCGACAAGGACCCGATCATCCACTCGATCGCCAGGGAGCAGGCGATCCTGAAGCGCGAGAAGGAGGGCCGCGCGCTCTTCGCTCGCGTGAACCAATCCGTGGACAAGATCGGTGAAGCATCGGTTACCGGCGATCCTCGCAAGCTGATGGCCGTGAAGGCGAAGGAGCAGGAGCGGATCAACCAGGCGCTCGGCGAGGCGATGAACGGGCCGGGGCGTGCCGGTGCCTACGTCTACAAACCGGCGCTGGGCGAGCTGCGCAACATGTACGGCTACGGGCTCGCGCGCGGCAAGGAAGCCGTAACGGGCGTCGAGAAGGGCCTTAAGTCAGCGCTCTGGCTCAACTCGATTGCCAAGCGCCTCTCGCTCTCGCTCTCCCTATTCCACTTCGTGGCGCTCACGGAATCCGCCGTTGCCGATCTAGGCTGGGACTTCATTCGCCATCCATTCAAGGCGCTGCGCTTTGCCCAGACCGAGATCCACCGCGCGAGCGACATCATGGAGATGGCGGTGCGCAGCGGTCTCCAGCTCGGCCCCATGCTGGACGCCGAGGCGACGACGCTGAAGAGCGGCCTCGATACTGCGCGTCAGTGGCTCGACAAGAAGGGCCTCCTTGGCAAGGCAGGCAATGCCGCGCTCTTCCCGCTGCGTGGCTTCGAGTTCCTGGCCGGCAAGGTGGACAAGGCGCTGTGGGGGTACTACCACAACGGACTGAAGATTTTCGCCTTCAACGAAATCTTCGCGGACGCCTTGAAGCGCCCCCAGTTCGCGAGCATGAAGGCCGACGACATCGCGCGCTCCGTGGCGCAGCACGTGAATGGCGCCTTTGGTGGGCTCAACTGGCAGCGCTGGTGGTTCTCGCCCAAGGGCCAGGACGCGCTCAGGCTCCTGATGTTCGCGCCAGACTGGACGCTTTCGAACATCATGACGGCCGCCGACGTGTGGACAAATGCGCTGCGCATCGGCCCTGGCGAGAAACTGCCGACGGCCTACCTACTCGCCGATGACGTGCGCGCGTACTACGCTCGGCAGTTCGCCTTCCGCTCCAGGCTCTACTTGGGCTCGATGATGAATTTGGCGAACTACGCCTTCACGTCCTTCAAGGGCGAGGGTCACTGGATGGACCAGAACGCGCCAGGCGCCAAGGGCTGGGTGGAGATGCCGTGGGTGAACGAGCAGGGCGGCGCCCAGTACTACCGCTTCGGGAAGCACTTCAACGAAATGAGCGAGATGCTGCGTATCTTCGAGGACCGTGGTGGCCCGCTCCAGTTCCTGAAGCGCAAGGCGGCGAGCGTCCCTCGCGTGCTGACGACGATCGCGTTCGGCGAGAACATGAACGGGACGCCACTTGTCGGCGTGAACGACGGACCGCTCAAGGAGATGGCGGTCAAGTTCGGCTACGGCGCCTCGCACTTCGAGCCGTTCGGCGTGAAGGCGATCCGCGAGTTCGCGATGGACTACATCTCCCCGCCGAAGAAGCGGGCGCCGGAACCGTTCATGTCGTCGCTGCTCTCGGCCGCTGGCCTCCCAACCTACAGCGCCCCGAAGGTGCCAAAGGAGAAGACTTGGTGGTGGGAAAAGCCCGAGGCGACGCGCGGCGAGAAACGGCGCAAGGCGCGTGAGGCGGCAAGGAGGTCGCGATGAAGATCCTGTGGTGCCTGTGGTTTCTTGGCCTTGGCGGCTGCGCTGGCTTCGATTCCTGGGCGAAGGACCCGGCGAACCAAGCCTGGCTCTCAACGCTCGCCCAGGTCGCCGCCGAGGAAGGCGCAGGACGAGTCGCCAAGCGATTCGACATCAAGGACCCAGAGGTCACCCAGCAGCTCGCCGACGAGGCGCGTAGGGCCGCCAGAACGGCCACCGACATCGCCGTGAGCCGGCTGGGCCAAGAGAACGAGCAGTGGCGCTCCAAGGCCGCTGAGACGATCCGCGCTAGCATTGCGGGGATCAGTAAGGCGATCGGTGCGGCGGGGGCCTCAACCGGAAACCCTATGCTGATCGGTCTCGGTGGACTCGTGGGCGCCGCTGCCCTCCTGTTCCGGAAGAAAGAGGAGAAACCGTGAAGGACCTGCTCAACTCGCGCAAGTTCTGGACCGTCGTCGTGGGCGTGGCGGCGATCGTGAAAGTGCCGCCGTTCTCCTCGGTGGATGCCGCCCTTCAGGCGAAGATCGTCGGCGCGCTGCTCGTGGCCTACGTGCTCGGCACGGCGCTAGAGAGCGGGCTCCAGGCGCTCGCCACGGCGCTCAAGAAGTGAACGGCAACTTCAACGGCCGCAAGAAGTTTTTCGTCGAGCTCTGCAAGTGCTCGCAGCTTGGCTGCGTCGTCGTTCACGGCGCAAGTCTAACGGTGCTATGCGGTTACCTCGCCAAGACGCCACGCCTGCATACCTGGTTCACCGATGCGGTTCCGATGTCGCCGTCCACGGCAATACTCATCGTGATCCTTTCTCTCACAGGCTTCACGACCGTGACGGTGCTCAAGAATGCCATCGAAACGTAGCTGGGGTGCGGTTCACCTGCTCGCCACCATCATCATCCTTGGATGCTTCGGCTTGATGGCGTGGGGGGTGGATGGCGTGGTTCACACGGTGCTCATCACCGTCGTGGTCTACTTCTTCGGCCAGCTTGCCGGCGAGAAGCGGCGCGCTCCTGAGGAGTGATCCCGTGCTCGCGCCAGTAGCGCGCGTCGTCACGCCTTGCCCCTCGAAAAGTACTGCGCCAGCGCCAGTCGGATCTCCGGTACACGCTCCTTGTGCGCGGTAATCCACCCGTGGCACCGAGGGCATTCGAGCACGACAAACTCCGCCAGCTCGTCCATGTCCCAGACGTGCGGGCATGGCGTGCCTGGTGTGCCATCATGCAGCCGGCCAGGGCATTTGGCTGCGCGCGTCGTCATGCCTTCCTCGCCTTCTTCAACCGCTCGCGGGCGCGCTCCAGACGATCCACTGCATCTATCAGCGCTTGGCCATGGTCATCCAGGGAGCCATCGCGATACTCACGGTAGGCCATCGCCGCACGGATGACTGCCTTCTCGGCGCGCTCCACGGCGAGCGTCGCGCGCTCGATGGCATCCAGCCGCTTCACCCATGCGCCTAGTCGATTCACTTGCCACCTTCCTTCTCGAGCTTGTCGAGGCGAGCGAGGATAGCGTGTCGGTAAATGTGCCCGCACTTGGTCATCTCGGCCTCGATCGCAGCGCGCACGTCATCGAGCGCGGCGCGGTAGCCGGTGTCGAACGCGATCCGCAGCGGGTCGGTGGGCTTGGTATCGCTCACGGCGGGCCTCCGTCTTGCCGGCGCGCGCACGGATCGCTGCGATCCATATCTCCACCATCTCGCGCCTACCTTCAATCTCCTGGACGGAACAGCCAATAGGCAACCGGTCTCGCGTCAGCATGTCCGTGAACGTACCAGGTGGCTCTTTCAGGATCTCGACGATCGCCTCGCGCTCATCCTCGCGCGCGCACCATGGGCATACGTCGCCATGCCATGGGCCATGAGCTGGCAGATGCGTGTTACACGTTGTCATATCTTCTCTGCCTCCCACTGTGCTTCTTCCCACGTCGCACGGTTAATGCGCGTAGACAGGATGTCACCATCGATGTTAACTAGGGCACGCAACAGCCGTCGCAACCGACCGATTGTCGCCATCTGCTCCTCGATCATGCGCATGTGCGTGTCGCGCACGCGCTTGAGCCTGGCGATCTCCTCTTCCTGGGCGATGCTCTCCTTCGGCAGCGCGGCGCGCTGCTTGGTGTTCTCGGCCTCGAGATCGGCAATGCGCTGAAGGAAGTTGTTGGCCTCGCGATGCTGCTGGCGCTCCATAGCGGTGACGCGCCTCTCGGCCTCGAGTGCCTGTTGCCAACGCGCCTCCTCAACCCAGACGTGCCGCTTACCGTTGCGAGGCGGATCTGACTGTGGCCGCTTCTTCGCCGTCGGCTCGCAGATCGGGTTGTCGGCCGTGGCCGTGGCGAGCTGCGCATCAAGATCGGCGATGCGCTTGTCCCGCTCCTCGACGACGCCGACCAGCCGCAGGATCTCCGCCGAGCGCTCGTCCGCGATCTTGTGCCAGAACTCGATGGAGTCACGCGCCGCCTTGCGATGCTCATGCACATCCGCAATGTGGCCGGCCTGGATCTGGTGATCTTTCAGCGCGCTGGCGAGTTGCTCCTCCATCTGTCCCTGGTACTCGAGCGACGCGGACAGCGCGGCGCTGAGCCGGTCAATCACGGCTTGGCGCCTGTCCGCGTGATCTCGTTGCGTGAGCATACTATTCCGCCAGTGGTTTGCGTCGTTGGTGAGCGCGATGCACTCGGCGTTGAGTCGATCGATCTCGGCAAGCAGCTTGACGGCATCGGCGCGCGCCACGATCGTCTCCTCGATGGCCTCGTAGGCGTGGCTGGTGGGGGCTTTACCGGCGCGCACGCGGATCTCGGCGAACTGATCGTGGGTGATGGGGGTGGTCATTGCAGCACCTTTCGTCTTCGCTCTTGATACCGAGCACGGTGACGATCCCGATCGCACACTCGGCACATACGTCGTCCGTTGCGTATTAGAGCGTTCTCCTCGTTGTACTCGTGCCCCATAGAAACCTCGGGGTCAGGATTCGAACCTGATTAGCGGCCACAAGCGGAAGGTTGCCTAGGACCGACCGACTCACAGCAGCCGCGCGTGTTCGCCACCACGCCGCCCCGAGTCACTTACCTCACGCCGAAATGATGCCGGATGAGCTGTTCGGCCTGGATCTCGGTCAGCGTCGCCGTGCGACCGCGATGCTCCCACTCGATCGCCACGTCAGCGAGCAGCTGGCGCAGGTCGCGAGAGCACGCGGCAACCCGCTTATCGCCGGCAACGTAATGATCAACGATCTCCTCCAGCCGCTCGAGGGTCGGGTCTTGCTCGCTCATCTGCGTTTCTCCTTCTCCGTCACGCCGAAGCGCGCCAGCACCTCTGCTCTCGTGTGCTTGTATGGCGTGCCCGTATTGCCCTCCATGAATGTATCCGCTAGCAGCACGCGCAGGGCGCGCCGAACATCGACGCGCTCTGACATGCCGACAGCGCGGAATGCGCGAGCAACAATCTCCTCCAACCGCTCGAGGATCGGATTGCTCATGCTTCCTCCTTCACGCCGAATCTCGCGCGGATCTCGTTACGCGCGTGGTCATCGTACTTTCCTATCGGCGCGTACTCGATCGCCACGTCGGCGAGTAGCACGCGCATGTCGCGCCGGAACGCGGCCCACATTGCCGCCGAGTCTAGCGCGCTACGCGGTTCTGCTCCTTGTCGCTTGAGCGTCGTGACGATTGTGTCCAGCCGCTCGAGACTCGGGTCCTTCTTGTCGCTCATCGCACACGCTCCGGGCAGTCCCACGTGTACCGAAACTCCACCTTGCCATCAGCGCCTATGACCAGATCGCTGCCCATGCGCTCGGCGATCTCGGCGCTGATCGTGCCATCTGTGATCGATGCCTCACCTAAGGCCTTGTCGATCTCGCAGCGAAAGCCAGCCTCCTTAGTCCACGCCTTGAGACATTTGTCGCAGTTGTGCCAATACCAGTCCATGTACTGCGAGCCGTTGGCGAAGGGGATTGTGCGCTCGCTCATCTGCGTGGCTCCGGCAGCTTCATCTGACGAATGTTATTCGCCGAACGCCACTCCGCCACGTCGCACTTACCCAAGCACGCCTCCCGCACCGCCTCGCCGTGGCGCGCGGCCCAGGCGAACAGCTCTTGCCCGAGTTGTTCTCGCGATGCCCATGCGTTCTCTAGGATCTCGCGCAGGCCACGCTGGTCTGGTGTCGTCATGGCTTCCTTGCTTTCTTGTTCCAGCCAACCAGCAAGATAATGCCAACAACCAGCAGGACGATCGTTTCCGTCACATAGAGCCACATCCACGACATGATTGCCTCGGAAGAAGATGCTCCCTGGCCGGGCTTGAGTACCGGCTTGTCATGCTCACGACGGGAGACGCGACACCCGGCATGACCCCACGTCTACGTGCGTGTCCTTCCACGCCGCAGGGAGCATCATTCAAACAAACCCTCGATCCATGCAGCCGTCGTACACCTGATCGTAAACATACCGCTTGGCCGGATCGCGTGGCTTGCGGCCATAGACGCGCTCGCGCCAATACCTGCCCTTGCAACCGACCGGACACTCCTGGATGTAGATCCGATACCAGTGACGACGGCGTTTCTTCATGGTCAGCTGTAGAGCGGCCTGGCGCCGACACCTGGTTGGGTGCCGCCGCGCATCTCGACCTCGCCACCCTGGTCGTCAGTGGTGTCGCCGTCCTGATCGTCGTCGGGATCCACGTTGATCTTGAGCTTCACCTTCTTCGGCAGGACACCGCTGCCATCGCCGTCGCTCTTGGTCTCGTGCTCAGGACCCTCGCCGCGCCAGCGCTGTCCCGCTGCCAACGTGATGATGCCCTCGATGTGACCGAAACCTTCCACCGTGCCGCTGTAAGCCACCTGGCGTGCGCCGCTGCCATCCTGTGGCAGTTCGGTCACCGTGATGCTGGTGCCCGCCCCGTCCGAAAGGACCGTGGTACGGACACTGGTCTCCCCTGCTACCGCCACCCCAACGACGAGGACCATGATGAGAAACCACCTCATACCGACCTCCGTGGTGATGGGACTGCGCCGATCATTCGATCAGGTCGCGCAGCTCCTCGACTAGGCGGACCTGCGCCAGTTCGAGACTTGCATCATTCGTGAACTCTTCCGTCGTCATCTGTGGGACTCGAGCCCAGTATTCATCGCGTCGCTGGTTGTACCGCTGTATGCAGGCGTGAGCGCCCGCCAGGAAGGTTTCCAGCGTCGCCTCGTCCATGGCGTCCACTTCCGTCCGGAGTGCTCTGGGGAGATCCTTGCGCACGTAGACGGCCAGATCGTCGGTGCGCTGATCCAAGATTGAGACCCGAGGCCCCGGCGGGGGAATGGTTGGAAAGGTCACCGGAACCTCGGGCTCAACCGCTTGCCGTGCCGCAGGGCGCTCAGGGCTCTCGACCTGAGCCTCAGGAGGAGACGGCAACGCTTGGGGATGGTGGCCGCCGCTGGCGCCCGCAAAGGCATCACCGCGTTGAGCTGTGGAAGGCGGAGACGTTCCCCGCCATGCCACCACGATGAACACGGCGACCACCAAGAGGAGG